GCCGCAGCTCTATCTGTTGGGAAAAAGCATTTAAAACCGAAGCCCCGCACATCGATCTGGAAAAGTACCGGGTTCATGGCGAGGACAGTGTTCAAGTAAGGAGAATGAAATGACCGTTAATACTGCAATTCTGATAGGCAACCTGGGCAGCGACCCAGAGGTGAAAGAGCTCCCCAGTGGAGCCCGGGTAGCCAACGTCAGCCTCGCAACGACAGAGCGCTGGAAGGATAAAAACGGTGAGCGCCAAGAGAAAACAACCTGGCACGACTTAGTTTTTTGGAATCAGCAGGCCGACATCGTTGCCGAGTACGCCAAGAAAGGATCAAAGCTCTACGTCGAGGGATCAATCGACAAGCGTAAGTCTGACCAGGGCGGTTACTTCACAGACATCAAGGTTAAAAACTTTCAGTTCCTTGATTCCAAGGGCTCCAGCTCTAGCGACTCAGAACCCAGCCAGGGCTCAGCGTTCGCAGACGAAGATATCCCGTTCTAGGAGGCAATCATGGAGCACATAGCCGACATCAGCATTGCTAAGCGCATGGATGACAACCGCCGCAAGCTAGACAGAGCGATCGAGAAAGCGCACCAGGAGCTCGATGGCGACCCGGACATGGTGAATAACCCGCCTCACTACCACATCGCTGGTACTGAGGTGGTTCATATCCTCGAAGAGATGGGCCCGCATTACAACGGAACAGAGGGCTTTCACATCCTGACCGCCGTTCAGTATCTGCTCCGGGCCCACAAGAAAAACGGCTGGCAGGATATTGAAAAGGCGCACTGGCATCTTTCCAGGGCCGTCACCGTAGAGGCGTCCAGTGATTAAAACCCGGGCGGATGTCATACGTTGGGCCAACGTTTTGATCGAGCACCACATGGTTCATGCCGCGGAGGATGAGTCTCCGCCGGAATTTATCAAGGTGGATCCCGTCGATTTAATCCAAGCAGCCATTGCCCTCGAGACTGAGGGCTTTGGCTTGCCCACAACCTTTGAAAAAATCAATGAGTGACAATATGCAAACCAAAGACTGTCCTTCATGCGGGAAGGTTGCAGTCGAAGTGATTTCGTATGCCCGCAGCGATAAGCCGGAAGGCGTCAGGATCGGCTGGTATTGCAGTTTTTGCCGCAACTGGGATCCCGCGATCGGCAGAGAGAAAAAGGTACAGGACGATGGCTAACTTGATCGCACTGGACAAGTGGTGTGAAGATACTGGGATTCCGCGCACTACGTTTAAAAACTGGAAGCGCAAGCTGACGAAAGGCAGGCACTACTATGTTGTGGGCAGAACCACGATCGTTGACCAAGAGGAGCTGACTGCATGGCTAAAGGCTTACGATGGCGACGAGGAGCGTGGGAGTGCCAGGTCACAATACATGGGCAGCGGCACTACAAGAGCTTTCGCTACGCCAACTCTGACGCTGGCCTACGAAAAGCGATCGCCGCCCGGGAGGAATGGGTAAGGCAGCTCACCCACGGAGAGCGCCGGTACGACTCCACCCTGCCCTTCGGCAATCTCGCTCAGGCGTTCCTCGATCAGACTGACGTAAAGCCTTCGACCGGGTACAGCTACAAGCAGATCCTTAACCAATACTGGATGCCGACACTGGCCACCAAGCCGGTGTATACGATCCGGCCATCTCATATCAGAGAGATCCTGGCGTCACACAACGTATCCCAGAAAACCAAGAAGAACGCTCTGATCCCTCTCCGCCTGGTGTTCAAGCTGGGCCTCGAGGAAGAGCTGATTTCATCGAACCCGGTGGATGCCGTCAGCATCAAGCGCCACCAGAAGCCCGCGATCCAGCGTTTCACGCCCTCAGAAAAGGCGAAAATTTTAGGCAGGCTAGAGGGTGACTCCTGGCTGTTTTACAAACTGGCGTTCGAGACAGGCATGAGAACCGGGGAGATTCTGGCGCTGAGATGGGAGGACATATCCGGGGATACGATCCTGGTCGAGCGCGCGATGGTTCGCAGGGAGATCACCGACACCAAGATCCACAAAGTGCGACAAGTGTTTATCAATCAGGAAATGGTCACCCTGCTCTCCAACCACCCTAGACGATTTGCCGGGGGTGCGATCTTCCTCGATCAGAACGGCAACCAACGCCGGGAGACGAAAAAATATCTGGCCGACTGGACTGCCACGCTCAAGAAGTGCCGGATGACCTACCGCCGCCCCTACATCTGCCGGCACACCAGGGCATCTGAAATGCTCATGGCCGGGGTCGAGCCCGCATTTGCGGCCAAGCAGCTCGGTCACACCACAGAGATGTTTCTCAACACCTACGCCGACTGGATCTCAGGTGTGAAGGATCGAGATCAGGTCAACCTACTCAACAGCATCTAGCCTGGGTAAATAGTGCGTTTGTCCCTCATTCACTCCTGCGGTTACTACTGCGGTTTTGTCGCGCTGTAACCCGCGTGGTTGCTAGGTTTCTGGCTACTCCTGCGGTTTTCCCTGGGGCACTCCTGCGGTAGCACACATCACCCCTGATAGGGCTTAACGTCCTTATCGTCGTTTTTCGTAAGTCAATAAACCTCCGAAACCTCCGGAAATCCCGGAAATCCCGGAGCTCAAAATAACCCGTGACCAAAATTTACAACCCCAAAAAACGCTGTAAGCCACTGTTTTAATTTGTGTTATTGCGTTTTTGCGCCTAAGTTTTGCACACTAATAGTATGGGTGGTGCGATTTCGACGAAAACCGCTGGACTACCCCAGACCTAGTATGTGCCGGCAGACCCCTAGAAGCTGCCGGCAGACACGCAGAAATGTGGCAAAAGGCGGGTAAAAGGCGGGTAAAATAAAGAGGCCGATCGTAACTTATTGATTACGATGGATAAAAATGGGGTGGCTGACGGGTCTCGAACCCGTATTGGAAAGTTTCGTAGATCCTCGTATAGCCTATAACTGCGGCCCGGGAGGGCGATTACAGGCTCGTTAGAGCTGTACGAGGATATAAAAGGCGGGCAAAAAAGGCGGGCAAGGTCTTACAGCAGTGTCAGCATTGGGGTCACTTCCTGACACCGTAATTTGGTCGCCCAACCATTGAGCAACCAAATATTTTGGTCGCCCAACTAACGAACGACCACTTTTTTCTGGTGGCTCTGCACTCACCACAGAGGGCGTCCTCGATCGGTACGCCCGCCTTGTTGCAGATATAGCAGTGCCGCATCAGCCTGCTGCGAAGGCCAGGAGGGCGATCAGAATTACATTGAACAGAACTGCGCCGATGAAGAACAAGCCGGCTTCTGCTTCTGTAAGGTGCAGCATCCTAGATTTGCACTCCTTTCCGATGGATTTAATGAACGTCATATCGATTACCTCGTTGGGTTGATGGATTCTGTAAGTGGGATTGCGGGACGAAGTAGGCTGGCCTGCCGCCTGCTGGATCTTTCCAGTACCGTTCATGCTTAGCGTCTCGAGCGTAAATGCCTCCGTGGAAACGGTATTCCCCGTTGCCGCCGGTCAGCAGATAAATAAAGCGACCGTCATCATCACGGTCGTGAACAATCAAATCGTATGTGTGCTTGCTCCTGGTTCGGACATCAACATCGCCAACGTCCGGGGCCCGCATCGTGCCTTTCCCGTCCCAGTAGATACCCAGGTGCTTGGCTAACGCCATCTCCCCCAGGGCACCTTCGATATGGAGCTGCCAATCATTTTTGTTTCCAGCGCCATACGCCGGGACAGCTCCGTTTTTCAGGTTTTGTATTTGTCGCTGTATGCCAACCTGGGCCGCGATCTGCATCTCGGCCAGAGAAAGTCTGATATTCAAACCGAAGTTATCAGCGAGTAAACGGAGTAAATGACAAAGCCGCTAACGCAAATACCCAGGAACACTGCAATGCAGTCGAGCAGGAGCTGCCGGCGCTTTCGTTGTTTGTATAGTGTCCGCTCCCGGCGCTCCTTGATCTCCCGCCGCATCGCCATCATCTCGCGGTAAACCTCAGTGCCATAGACCATGCAGATCATCGATCTGATAGAAGCCTCATGCTCTTTCAGTTTTTGGCGAGCGATTGTGGCGTTTAGCGCCTCCTGTTCTACTGATTCCCCGCCAAATAACTGCTTAAACAATGGCGGGTTTTCTGCCTCCTCCTCTGCCTGGGCTATGTCAGAAGCCAGCGTGTACCACTGGCCCAGCTTGACTGCCACCTTCTCGATCTCAGCCCCCCTGGCAACCAATCCTTCAATGCCCTTAACGACGGTGCCAGCCATCGCGAGCATAGATAAAGGATCCATGATTACTGCTCGAATTGTTCGGAAAGAATGTTAGAGGCGATTCCATACCTCTCGAGGATTTGTTGCGCTTTCTCCGGGCCAAGAACCCTGAGAGCGCCCAGGTACTCATTCCTGACAGATGCAGCGCTTAGCATCATCGGTGGAACCTGGCCTTGCATGAGGTAACCCATGTCGAGCTTCCCAAAATTGGCAGCTTTGAGCGTTTCCATAATCTGCAAGTCGCTAAGCCCTGCAGACCTGGATGCGGAAATCAGCCGCAGCGCCTCGTCGAATGTCCTTTGTCGCATCGCCAGGGAGCGTTCAACAGCCTCCCGTATACCTTCTTCTCCAGCTAGGTTTGGATCCCTCAGCACAGCTTTAAGTTGCGCGCTGGCTTCATTGCGGCGCTCCTTGATATCTATCGAGCGGAATCGCAACGCAGTCTTGGGATCGAATGTGGTGGTGCGGAATCCAAAGAAAGCAGCCGCCTCGTCCTCGAGGGTGTAGACCTTCCCGTATGGAGTGACCGGGGCCTCTACAGCCTTATAGATTCTCCGGGCGTTACCAATGATCCCTGGTTCCACTGCCTTAGAAACATGAGCAGCCATATCCGCAGCTTGCTGTGCGGCAGTGTCGCTATCGTTGTAGATTGCCCCACCAGTTGCCTTCTCGTTTTTGGCCACCTCAAACAATGCTGTGGCAAGAATGTCCGATCCGAAAAATGGTCGAACCATGTCCTTCGCCGCAGAAATAAACTCTTCTTCCCAGGGCTGGTCACGCAGAACCGCGTTGATCGGACGCTTGAAGTAGTTGTACGGATCCATAAAAGAAACGTCCAGGTACTCGAGCTGCCCTTTGTCGTTTCGTCCCATAAATAGGAAGTTGGAGTTTTCCATCCAGTACGGAGACATGAGACGGATCGCCTCCTCCTCATCATCAGAGACATCAAACATCTCTTTAGTGATGGACTGAATGGCATAAGGCATAGCCGCAGCCATACTCATCCCGGTCAACCGCTTGACACCCAGGGCCCTGCGGCCTGGAGTCTGCATATCCTGCGCGGCGATCTTCATCATGTTGTACTGAGTGCGGATGATTTCAGCCGGGAAGGAAACAAACGTGCCGGCGAGCGGGAATCTCCGCAGCGCGTTCACGAAATTACCGACCAGGGAATATGTCGGATAGGTATTGCGGATGCGGTTTGCGGCCTCGACTTCAGCCTCCGCTTCGCTCATGCCCGTGCCCAAGAGGTTCGCCTTTTCGTTCTCGTAGCCGACGATCTTCCAGAAGTCATCACCGAACTGGTACATCCGCTGCGCGACCGTTGCCAGGTCTTTGACTGTGCCCTGGACTGCACCCATCTCTGCGCGCTCACCATCGAACAACTTGGTTTCTTCCAGCAGACGCATCATCTCGCCGGCAAAGGGTGTGTCATAAACCACGCCGAGCTCTTTCAGCCTTCTTAGATACGCGAGCTTCCCGGCGTTACCATCACGGGTGAAGTATTCGCGCATAACCGAGAGCGATTTCTGCGTCTTTGTCAGATCCCAGTGACCGTTCGCCATAGCGAAGAAGGCAGCAGACATGAAGTTTCTGAACTGCGTGGTCGGTGCCAGGACGGTCTTGCCGAACTTAATGCCACCGTTCAGACGAATGATCGCCTCCGGCATCCCAATGAAGTCTCGCACCTTGCCGACATCGGAAAATGCCTGGGCTACATCTCGAGGTGCATACAAGCCGTTCAGCGGCTCTAGGGACTTGTTGCCTTCTACTGCGATCCTGGTGGTATTGGGTGGCCGGTTATCTTCCGTGAATAAGAAGTTACCCATCCCGATCTCTTTCACCTTATCCAAGAACCGGGTGTTATGAATCAGCCGCGCCATCTTGGTTGTGGTCTTGGCGTAGTTGACCCGGGGATCCTGGTACTCACCCAGGAGCGCACGAATCTCAGGCGCTATGTCTTTCCGCTTCTGCAAGATCGACAAGTCTTTAGCACCCAGCTTGGACTCCTTGATGAAGGACTCCATCGATCCGTAGGCAGTGCCCTCCTTGAGAATGTCATTCAGCACCACTTCAACGCGCTCAGCAATGCGATCAGAATCCATGCCGGACTCTTCCATCCGACTGCTCAGATATCTCCTGGCGTCATTCAGCACGTTATCCGGCACATTCTCGAACCAGTTAGCGTCATCGAACGCCCGGTACGATCGGTTTACATACTTGCCGGTGTTGGAGCGAATGACGTTAAGCAGACTGAGCTGAGATATTGCTTTCTGAATATCGTTGATTGGCTGGCGCAAATCAGTGCTCATTCCCTCTGCCGCAGCAGACTCTTGGAACTGCGCTTTTGCCTGGTCGAGAATGGCATTAGCTTCGCGCTTATTGTCTACCTCAGACGCTCTCATATAGGCGTCCAGGAGCTCTCTCTGGGGCCCTGAGAACGTCGCTAGGAGCTCCCCTGCCTGGCGGTCGAGAATCTTGATGTACTGCTTAGACAGCCCATCAATGCTCTCTCTCATGCCGATGATGGCTTCTTTGACCGGCTGCGGCAGTGAGTCATCCAGCCTGCCCGCCAGGGACTCATTCAGCCTGGCTTGCTGATCCGCCGGCAGCGACTCGAGGCTTCCGCCCATCGTGCTCTTGACTGCCTTCTCGAGCTGCTTGACGTAATAAACCGTATCGAATTCGACGGACGCTAGTTGATTGTCGCGGGTGATCTTCTCGTCGAATACGGCTTTAGGCAGCAGACCGCCAGGGGCGAGCTCACGCCTGGCTTTTCTCTTCACCCTCTCTACCAGGGTGACATCCTTCTCGCGGATGCGCTCGTTCTCTTTCTGGAACTGGCTAGGCTCATTCAAGAACAGGGAGATACCTTCAGATCGCTGTTTCTCGACTGCCTGCTCAGTGATCGGCACAGCCCATCCGGCCACGGCCATTTCATTCATAAGCCTGTTGCGGAGCTCGATTTTGGCCTGCTTGATCGCATCCTGCCTGTTCTCGACTCCGCGAGTGCCTAATACACGAATTGAGCCGCTCATTCTGGTCGGTATGCCGTCCTGCACACCATTCCGAGGCAGCTTATCGGCATTGAGTCCAAGCTCGATGTTGGGGTACTCGACGTCGACTCTCCATTCATTGATGCCGCCCATGCGGGCTTCAAAGCCGTCCTCCTCCATGTAGGCTGCTTTCTCTACCTTCTTTATTTGCAGAGCGGCCATAGCTTGATCTATGACTGCCAGCTCTTTATCCGCAACCTTGCCGCGTATCGTCACTGGAACGGCTTTAGCGCCGGCAACCTTCTCGAGCTCTTTGCGCCACTTCTGGTCATAGATTGCCGTGTAGTCTCTACCCCACCGCAATCCTGGACGGTTTGAGCTGGTAACCACCAGGTAATCTTTGGCCTCTTCAGCCGCAGTTGCGAAGGCCCTTTGCGCCGCCAGTCGGATGTACTTATCTCCAGGCAGCGGAGGTCTAGCCGCGATGCGCTCTGAAGTCATGCGATTTGCAGTCGAATCAACTCGCTCTTGCGCGTCCTCAACTCGCTTTTCGTTTTCAGTCGCCTCATCAAGCAGCCGACCATATTCAAAGAGCGCGTTAGCTAACTCATCCTGGCGGGGCGTGTAAGCAGCGCGCTCTGGGTTGCTAGGTGGCCGTGTAGGATTCGCAGAGTTAAACGATGCGGAAGCCTGCTCCGGCGTATAACCAAGCACTCTCTGCTTGAGTGGGCCATAGCGCAGAATTGACAGCGAATTGCCAATAGGCAAGTCGTATTTCTCGAAAATGTCCATCCGGCGGTTAAGGTTTTCTGGCCCGGATATGCCTGGCGCAAAGTTGATTGAGTTGCCGTCCTCAAACATCGTGCGGAGTTTTTCACGGATCATTTTTCTTACGCGAGGCAGGCCACCGTGCTCATCATCTCTGATAAGTCGATCCAGAGTTTTTGTTTGCCGGCCTTCCTGGTTTTTAATGGATGTCTGAGTCAGCCTATACAAAGCTGATTTGCCGCGTTGCGTCAGGATGGGGTCTAGCTCAGAAATCAAAAGCGCCAACTGATAGGCATCCATCGACACAGCCCTGTCAGATGCGTAGCCATTTTCCTCCATGACAGTCTGCCTGGGTGTTGTGCCCAGGAGCCCGAAATCTGTGCGTTCACCGTTCTTGTAATCATCGAACGAGGCAATCCGAATCCTAATTTGCTCGAGCTCATTGTTGATGATCTGGCGGTCTAAATTGGCAGACTCCAAATCTTCCTGGAACCCAGCTACCCGCTCATCGAAGTCAGGATCTAAGCGGGATATATCTAATCCCTGTTTCCGAACCGCAGAGCTCCAATCTGACTGAGCCTCTTCTACGAACAGCGCTTTGCCCTCGAGGTATTCGTTTGTAGTGCCGGGGCCATCCAACATCAGCGTATTGATGCGGAGAGAATCCTCATGCGCTGCCGGGCGGTCGAAGGAACGATCCGTGGTGATAACGTCATAGACAGTGTTGACGTCAAAATGACTGCCCGCGTACTGGCCCCAGGCGTTGTTTTCTATCTCGAGGGTGAACTCTCGGTACTCAGACCAGTTTGTTTCACCGTCCAGGTCATCATCAAAATACTCACGGAATTTAGCGCTGCCTTTTTCTCGTGCCTCCATCATCAGCTCGTCGCCATATATGAAGTCGCGAGCGCGCATAAAAGCCTCACTCAGCTCTGATTCATTGACGTTAAGAACTTCTGTAAATTCCCGGTCAGAGTACTGGCCGCGCATGGCGCTTGCGGTAATTGTCCAGCCGTAATCTTCGTTGCCTGAGATTTTGATAGACGCCAATGAGGCCATATCATCTTCGGTTTGCTGGCCGGCCTCTTTGACTGCCTGCTTGACGTCCTCAGAAATCGAGTAAACCTGGTATGGGCTTTGAGCCTCCTGCATCCGCGCCAGGCTCTCGACTTCGGCTCTCAGCTTTTCAGTTAAATCTGGCGACAGCTCGCTGATTAGCTGACCACGAGCCTCAGACTGCGCCATGTATGACACCGGCTCGCCATCTATTTCGGTGGGCACGTTCAGCAATGCGTCTAACGCCTGCCCGTCCTCAGAGTCGCTGCCAAATTTCTGTATTAAATTTTGTGCGGCAGTCTCAATCAGATAATCCTCGTCACCACTCATGGCCTCATCGACGTAGTTGTTAATCAAATCTTCGTCAACGATCACTCTCACAGAAAACAGTTTTTCGTTTGTTACCGTTCCGAGATTGAGCAGGCTATCTTCATCCAGATCATACTCAGCGACTGCCTGGTATTCCGTGTACCGGGGTCGGCCCTTCATCTCCATATAGTCGAGGATCTGCTGACGGCTATAGCGCGTCTCTGGCTCCAAGAACTGCTCGATCCTGGAGAACCGCGCCTCATCAGGCTTCATGCCCTGTGACTTCAAGAAGGACAGGATTTGATCGCCGCGCACTAATGCGTCCGGGTTTCTCTTGGACGCCTTGAATATCTTGTCGCCCTGGGTCAGCAGGATCTCTTCAATGCCGGAGTAGAAATTGAATTCATCTCGCGGTGCTCTGCGCCCCTCCTGCATATCTGAGAAGCGCGAGTCGGTGTCCGTTGCCGCACCCAGAGCCTCAGAGAACGCCGTGCGCGCCTGCTTAGCGGCATAGACAATATCGGTCACGCCCAGGTCGGCAAGCGTGGCAAAGCCGTTTCTGCGGAGCCATTCACGGATAGCACCGATCGCCTCCTGGACTCTGAGCTTGAAGGTCTTGGATCCCTGCTCGCCCACATTTGCCAGGACTTCTTCGACTAGGATGCGGTTACGCACCTCGCCTGAGTAGTTGCTCTGCTCAAGGCCGTCCCGGTAGGGAGCGATCCTGTCCTCGAGGCCCAGGTCGGCAACGATCTTGTTGAAACCTTTTTTGCCGCCCATCGCCACAAACATACGGTTGAGCGCCTTTTCGACGCCCTCATCCGCATACATCTTGGCAGCGCCAACGTGCGTGGCTTCGTGCAGGATGGCTCGCTCCACATGAGCCTCATCAACCATCCGGTTACGGACTATGTATACCTTGCCCTGATTGACTGCGGCGGCAACATTGTTGAGGCCCTGGTTCCTGGCATCGTCCTGCACGTTCTGCGGCAGATCATCGAACCGACGAACCACGATGATGTTGTTTCGAGCCGCCTGGTTGTCACCAACAATGCGGTCGATCGTCGCATTGATCTGCTGCTCAGAAACCAGCTCTCTTGGAGGAGAATCTATGCCAAATGTGTCAGCCAGCTCGCGCTCACTGGATTGGAAATCACGCATCCGGTCTGCGGTGCGGTCACTTCTCTCCATATACTGATCGCGACCAGCCCGCATCCTATCTCGGATGTCTCTTAGCTCACGCCGGGGAGAGGATTCAAACGCTTCAGCCAGGCGACGTTCGCTGGCTTCAAATTGACGCATACCTTCTGCGGTACGATCGCTCCTCGCCATAAATCTTTCACGGCGCTCTCGCATCCTGTCCCGCACATTACGGAGCTCGTCTGTTGCCCGAGCGCGCCTTTCCTCTGCACCGACAGAAAATAGCGAGCCTTGGGTTCTGTCGGTCTGCGTTGGATCTGCCGCGCCGGAGATCGAGCCTTCGCCGGGATCCAGGTCAAACAGTTCCCGCTCCCGATCGATCTGAGCTCTCTGCTCCGCCGCGCCTGTATCTGTCTCTGCGCGCTCACGCAGCTCTTCTTCCGTGTATGTGGTGAGGGTGTCTCGCCCCTCATCCATGAAGTTGCTTTGGGCCTGCATCTGCCCTGTGCGCTCACGGTGGCGAGTGATGAGAGCCGTCAGCGCTCTTCGCTCATGCACCTTCTGGCTGAAGTTCTTGTTATCGTCTCCGTAGTAGCCTGTGAACACCTCAAACTGGGGCTCAGCGTCATCGAAGTACCGTGCAATCGATGCGTCAGGTAGCGACTCTATAATCCCAATAGCCTCTGGATTCTCTGTTCGAGCTGTGCGTATGACTCGGCTGTAAGCGGGCGTAGGAGTACGAGTGCCTTCCTCGGTGATCCGTTGCGCTTCGTCAACCGTGTAGCTTCCGCCTGCCAGGTACTTCAGATCCTGGGCTCGCATGGGCCGGTAATTAAAGTCGTATTTATTAGGATCATCCGGTGGCGCTAATTCGTTCGCCCGGGCTACTGCGGCGTCCAATCTCGCTCTTCTCTCAGCTCGGTTGCTCTCAACAACATCGCCAGCAATTTGCGAAATATCGGGCCCAGAACGAGAAACGGAGCCTTGTGGCTCCGTCTCAGTGTCGATCTCAGCTTGTGTGTCCGGTGGACTTATATCCGGTATTGGAGAGTCATCAAACGTCTCCGCAGACCGCAGCTCTTCCATTAGGGCATCACGCCGGTTACGCAACCCATCACGCTCTTGCGACTTTCTTCCTGGCTGGCCGGCCTCGAGGAAAGTTAAATCCTTGTTTTCTTGCCATTGAAAAATGGCATCACGGATAATGTCGATAGTGCGGTTTGCATCTCCAACCTGGGCGTCATAGGAATCACCGCTTCTTACCAGGTAGCCTGCTTCTTGCATGAGCTCTGTAAGCTCATCGAACGTCTTTCCGTTCGCCTTGAACAGCCCGCTCGGAACGCCTTGCCCGCTCACACTGAAATCTTCGCTACGGGCATCTGACGTCTTAATCCCGCCCATCATTTTAATTGCGCTGAATAGGTCAGTATCTGCGTTATAGCCCCCGCGGGTAGTGCCGCGATTGATAGCCCGCAGTTCCTTGTCGATTGCCGCAATCTCTGCTTCGATCTCTGCCTCGCCTCTGGGCGCGTCTGCCGGACGGTAATCAACCGGGATCTGAACCACATTATCTCTAGCCGGGATCTCAGCCTCTGCGTCTTGGGCCGCTCGCAATGCCTGCTCTTCCCTGCTCAGACCGCGACCCTGCTCATCGATCACGCCAGCGCCAGGGCGCATAGTCTCCCGGATAGACTGGATATCCACCTCTCTCGGCGGCAAGCCTTCTGGCAATCTACCTTGAAGAGCAAATCCAGCACCGTCCTCGATAACATCCCAGTTGTAATCCAGGTTTTCGCGCTTCACGCGAGTCAGTGCAGCGGATGCAGATTGCCTGGTCGGATAAGGCTCACCGCTAGCTTTGCGGAGAATCTGCGTACTGGGTCGATCCTCGACATCCACCTCTAGCATCGGAGTCGTGGGAACGCCTCGCCGTGCCGCTACCTCATTAGGTGTCCCAGCAACATTGCCTTCTCGATCAACAGCGAAATCCATCGTTGGCCGAGGAGCTGGTTCAGGTGCCGGCTGATCTCCATAGATAATGTTCTGATCTTCAATCAGATTATCCCGAGCTCGTATGTCTGGAATATCAGCTTGCTGAGTAGTGGAGCGCGGCCTTCTCGTCTCGCCGGCAGGATCCACTTCAAAGTCTGCCGGAGCTCGCAAGGCGGGCCGCTCTGTCCTGGGCATTACCCCGGTCTGCCGATACAGCTCGATGGTTTCGTCCATGCGCGGCATCAGCTCGCCTTCAAGTACGTTTACATAGTCAAACGACTGACGGCGACCAAACTCTGGGGACAAAATCGGACGCGCTGCGATGTCTCTTACTTGATTGAGAATCGCGGGGATGGCAGCAGAGTTGTCCTCTGAAGCATACCGCTGAGCTTCTTGAAGCCTGGTCAGACCAAACTGCAAGCGGGAGATGTCATCCTCGAGCTCTTGGGTTTGCTGTTGGTCGCTATCGCCCAGGGCTCTCTGCTCGCGTCTTGCGGTAATGATGGCCTTGTTGAGACTGGCCCGGAGGGCTGCAATCAAATCCACACCGGGAGTAAGCGCAGCCATTTGCTCTTGCCGGCGGGCTTCGGTTTCCTGGACTTGCTGCTCGAAAGTGTCAGCGATCTGAGGGGAGTCTGTCTCAATGACAGCTTGAGTGGTGGGTGTCTCTATCGTGCGGGCCTGTGAGGCGGCTTGAGAGGCCCGTGCGGCCGCGTTAGTAGCCTGGTCTAACCCATCCCCACCCTGAGCTCTAGCTTCAGCCTGGCCTGCTCTAGCGGCGACTGAGATGGGGTCGAGAATAGCACCCAGGTCAAACGTGAAGTCTGGGAAGGCAATACTGGCTTGACGAGCATCCGCCTCAATCGCGGCTCTCTGCTCTTCGAGGGAGTAACCCGGAGTAAGGCCCTCCTCTACTCTGGCGTTCAATGCGGCAACGCGATCTTGCAGCTCTTGAAGAACCTGGCCGGGCTCCTTGCCGGCGAACGGATCATACGGAGCTGATCGCAACGTCCCGGATACTGCGCCACCAGCCGCGCCAATACCGCCACCAGCCACCGCGCCAGCGATACCTCTGTCCAGACTGGTGCTTAGGTCAAAACCAACCGGCGTCCCAACCACCTCACCAGCGTACTGGGCTTGCTCTTGCAGGAATTCAGTGCCTGCTTCTTTGGTTGCGCCTTTCAGTAGACCCTTGCCGAAGCCCTGCCCGGCAGTATCTAAAATTCCTCTCGCACCCAGGCGCTCCAGTGCAGCGGTGGCTATTGCGGCTGGAGCAGCTTCAGCAAGCTCTCTTATGCTGGTTTCTGTGAAGCCCTTATTCCGAGCTCGCTCTTCACCAAGCTCTTGAACCAAAGAAAAAATATACGCAGGAAAAGCCAGGATAGCCGCACCCATATCCGGCGCAGAATGAATCCCAGACTCTAGGATGTAGCCAGCCAACTCCTTAAAATTGAAGAAGTCATCAATCGAAACCTCACCATCAGCACCCTTAAAGTTTTCCCAGGTGAATCGGCGGTTTGCTGTAGCACCAAAGTCTTGCTCGATCGACTCGCCCAATGTGCCCAGGAGGTTTCCCGTCTCTTCTGGCTTGGCGTACAGATCAAACGAAATGCCATCTTCGCCAAACTTGATGTACGGGTTGATGCCTGTTGTATCCGCCAAGAAGTTCTCGCCGGCTTTTGCAATCGTGCCTAGCCCCTGCACAAAGTTACTGGCTATTTCGCTACCGCGCTCGCCAGCGCTCACTAGCGCATTTACAAAAAACCCTCGCTCCTCCTCCTGCTGAGGCCCGTAAGCGAAATCCAGAAACTGATTACTAAATCCCCCGGCGCTAGGCTGTCTGGGTGTGCCATAAGCGAAATCTAAAAAATCAGCGCCAAATTGAGGTTTTGAGGCCATACGAATCCATCCCTCTACAGAAGGTAAAAAGGTTTTTGACTGGGATTAGTGCCGGGTATTAGCCGAGTCGATCGATAGCGAATCGCGAGGTAGACCCCGGCGGGGCAGAAACAGCCAAGCCGCCTCTTAGCTTCTGCAATAACTGCGCTTTGTTGATAGGCCCGCGACCGAGATCAATCATTCCGTTTTCATCTTCCGGCATGGCTTCTATCGCATCGATCTGTTCTTGAAGCTCTGCTTGATCTATCTCAGGAGCATCAGGGGCCTGCGGTGGCGTCCGTCCTGCTGACGATCCAGATAGATCGCCCATGCCCCCGAAAGTCGCAACCTCCTCGACACCAATCAACTTTCCGCTGTCATCGAACTGCGGGATGCCAATGCTCATAGCGCCCGTATACGGGTTAGTGTTCTGAATAAGCTGAGACTGGTTGATCTGCTGCTGATACAGATTGTATTGATCTGATCCTGGCTCAAAACGATCGCGCTCTTGGATCAGCTTGCCTAATGCAGACTGCGGGAACTGTTGGCCGTATTCGATCAATCTCCGCTGCTGAGCCTCGCTTAGCGACTGCAACGCCACTTGCTGACCAAACTTGGTGTTGGCAGTCTCTCGCTGAAAATTCTGCTCTTTTTCTAGCAAGCCTGTCTGGAACTCACGCTGAGATGCAATGTCAGCAAGCTGATCCTTTCTGGCGCGCGCGTAATTCTTGTCAGCAATAGCCTGCAACCGGGCCTCGCGATCCTTCTCAATCTCGACGTTAAACATCGTGTTGGCGAACTGCGATATCCCCGCGCCCAAGCCACCAAGCGCACCAAGCAATCCTCTACTGGCCATATCAGGCTCCCATCTCTCTGTCGCCTACCGGGACATCTTCATCCGGCAGTGAATCACCATAATCATCCGGCAGCGCTTCGGCTTCGCTTGCAAGCTCCGCGTCATCCACCTGAACCATTGCCTCTTTCAAGCTGGCTACTTCCTCCGGTGACAATCCCTGCTCTTGGGCAAACATAATCACCATCTCTTTAAATGCGGATGAAACATCGGCACCCGATACCTGGACGCCTGTTGCCTCTGCAATCGTGAACACCTCATTCAGCGCCATCATTCCCAGGATCGAAAGATTCTCTTCCTTGATGTCACCATCTGTTTCAGTGTCTGATGCCTCGGCCAGCTTCAGAGCCGCCATAGCCATTAGCCTGGGCTGAGCTCTTTCAGAACCGGAAATGACTCTTGCAATCTCTTCAGACAAATCTTCTGAGTACAGTTTCTTGCCCATGTAATTGATTGCTGACTCCAGTGCGGGATCGTCAAGGGCAGGAGCTCCGCCCTCTGCCTGCATAGGGGCCGCTTCATTTTGTAGTAGTCCAGCCATTAGCCTCTCCCTCCTGATCGATAAAGCGCCGGCACCTCGTACCGCCCTGTCTCTGGGTTATAGACCGGGGCCCTAATCACCCCGCCTATATTTGCCTGATACCTGGCTAGTGCTTCTGCCTCCGCATCTTCCTGCGCTTTTGCGGCGGCGTAACCTTGGAGCATTTGGCCACCAATCATCACTGCGCCGAATTGACCAGCAGGGCCTAGCGCGTTCCAGCCTTTGCCAATGCCACCAGCAACACGACCCAGTAACCCGGGGTTTGCGGCAGGAGCAAGAGTGGCTGCAGTCGTGGCACCGCCAACACCGCCTACAGCGCCAGGAGCGGCCGCATTAAGGCCAGTAGCCTGACCCGCACCTACCGCATTACCCAATGAGCTAAAGCCCGAGGGAGCCGTTGTAGAGGCTCCTGTTAAGTAATTCCCGGTAGTGACCGGGGCCGCTGCACCCGCTCCCGTGCCCGTTGCTGTTGTGACGCCCGCACTAGGGGCTGTGTATACCGGGGTAGCCGTAGTGATCGGCGCAAGATTTGCCGCAACCGTGCCCGCTCCAGCGCCATACGCGCCAGTAAATCCACCGGCCAGCGAGCTTCCCGCCCCGGTTATGTTTCCAGATGCCAGAGCAGCGCCAGCGCCAGTGACTCCGCTCCACGCAGATGCTACCCCGGCTTTCGCGCCGGCCATAAATCCAGCGCCACTCGTCGCCCCTCCGATGCCGCCCAAAAGGGCAGCACCTCCAAAATACACAGCGGCCGCAATCGCAGCGACTTTCAGGAATTTGCTTTGCTTGACCGCCTTCCAGACCTTCTTGACGCCTTTTACAACGCCCTTCACGACCTTCTTGATGACCTTGCCGACCTTCTTTACAACCTTACTCATGTCTGACCTCGCACATAGGTGCAATTCATAGAAATACGGGAAAAGCCGATCCGGCTAAGAAACTTCAATAGCCTGGGATCGGACTCTGGCTCTAACTCGATTACGGCAACTTTGATGACCGGGCGAGATTTCACCCACTTGCCGAATTGACGTAGGAGCTTGACTCCCTCGCCGGGTACTCTGGTGTAGTACAGCATCACGCTGCACTGCTGGCGCTCATACCAGAATGACCGCTCCGCCATTGCCCCCACGGCGGCGACCACCTCACCGTCTATCTCTGATACCCAGACAAAATGGCGGTTGCCAGAGATCGCCTCAGTGGCTGTCTCTGCCATAGAGTCTCTGCAAATTCTGACTGGGAGGGGGTTTTGGCTTACTGACTCTACTGCTAAATCAACAATAGCTGGCACATCCGCCAGCGTCGCCTCTCTAATCACTTATGGTCTACGGCAAAGGGCCTGAAGGCACGGGTACAAACTGTTCGCTTTGGGGATCCCATACATAACGCTGACCATTGGGCGAGAGATAGAGGCCAGTTGCAGTTCCGTCTTGAGTAGTTTGCTCGGTGAACCCAGCTTCATCTACTGCTCTGGGCGGAGCACGGCGAATAACATCAGTAGTGGTATAGCTCGTATTGGTATTTGGATCTGGGCCACCCCCGTCATCTCCACCATCTCCGCCACCATCTCCGCCACCATCTCCACCATCCGTGCCATCTCCACCGCCACCGTCAGTAGTATTTCCACCGTCCGTGTTGGTGTCCGTGCCACCTGATGTAGTGCCTTCCATGCGATCTGTAATGTTCTGCATTAGGCCTGGCATTTGCAGAGTCACCGTCATCAAGTTCGCTGTGGCCTGCTCCTTTTGATAAACAGTTAGGTTGGGATCTGCATAAATTGCGGCAATCCCGTCCATGGCCGAGTACATGATCGTAGACGCCGACTGAGCGTTGACCTGGTATTTCTTAAACTCACGATCAAGCGCATTTTGCTGTGCCGCCCAATCATTCTGGCTGGTCTGCAAATAAGACTCAAAACCTCTCTGCTTTTCCGCCTCCATAGAGGCAAAGGCGTGCTGAGTCGCAAGCTGAGTCGCCTGGAAGCTCTGGGCGTTATTTTGAAACGCCATCTGGAAATCTCTGTCGAGCTGAGCCTGGGTACCGGAAAACGCAAGCTGAGTTTCTTGTAGTGCCTGCTCTGCGGCAATCTTCGCTGCGGCAATGGCCTCGTTAGACGCAAGCTGTGAATTCTGCAGAGACGTTTGCAGAGCACGATCTAGCTGGTTTTGATCCCCAGTCCAGGTTAATTGCTCGTTTTGCAGTGCCTGTTTAAGCGCTCTATCAAGCGCGTTTTGATCGCCAGTAAATTCAAAATTACTTTCCTGTAGAGCAGTTTGCAGGGCTCGATCCAGAGCCGCCTCTTGCGAGGCGAGATCCCGGTCAAGCTGATTTTGAGTGCCAGTAAAATCAAACTGACTTTGCTGCAATGATGTCTGCAGATCACGATCCAGCGCGCTTTCACCGCGGGTAAAGGCGAATTGATTTTCCTGCAAGACAGATTGCAACTCTCGATCCAGCGCGTTTTCACTGCTAGTGAAGTCAAACTCCTGCTCCTGCAGATACTTCCGCAAGGTGCGGTCAGCCTCATTCTGCTCAGCAGTAAAGAGCTGCTGGTCATCTTGCAGTAAGCGCTGCGCTTCTCGAGTTAAGAAAGCCTGAATTGCGGTATTAGCCGCATCGGCATTAAACGCCCCCGCCTGGTTGATCGAGTCAGCATTAAATCGGTTAGTTACATTGCCCTCACCGACATTAAACATACTTACATTTGTGCCCAGCGAGGCATCCTGCAATGCGGCTCTATTTGCCGCATCTACGCTCTGAGCGTCAGCGCCGGCATAAGTGGCCGCATCCTGTTCCGCAATTCTGGTAGCCGCATCAATTACCGCCTGCTCGCTAGCCTGGGCGGCAATAGATGAATTAAGCAGTCCACGTTGGTTTGCGTACTGCAGACCCCGGGTTCTGGCACTCTGTAGTAACGGCGAATTGCTGTTAAGGATCTGGTTTAGCTGGTATTGAACCGTCTGCTGTGGCGTAACCTGGCGCGCAGTAACCTCTGCTTCATTGGCCTCCGCTGTTCCAGACTCTGCGGCCAAGGCCGGGTCATAGGTGGCAACCTCTTCGGCTGCTTGCGATGCGGATGTTTGGCTACCCGTTTCCACCTCAGATTGTTGCGTAGGCGCAATCTGGTTTGCCTTAGCCGCAGCAAGGGCTTGCTCCGCCAACTTTCTCTGAGCAATAGCCTGGGCTTCTGGCGAGTTCTGGATATTCGCCAAAATCTCCTCGAGCGGCTGTCCTGCCCTGGCGGCGGAGACTAAGGAGCTAATTTCTTCAGCACTAGGCGATCTCTCCAAGAATTGAGAAAACGCTATCCCTACTTCGGATGTGACCCGATTACCAAATTCTGGTGACTGGCGGATGTTGTAATTCAGATCATCAACGGTTTTGCCGCTGAGCAAATCCCCGCGCCAATAATCCAAGCCGGCCTGACGGGCTTCTCTGCCGAGCAATCCTTGAAACGCATCCTGTACCCGCTGGTTCGCTACCCCATACGCTTCATCACTTCCCGCGAGGTTAAAACGCAGATCGTCTAGGGTTGCGCCGTCATTAAGAACTTGCTGCCAATAATCTAAACCAGACTGAGCGGCATCTCTCCCAACGTATTGCTGGAACAAAGCGTTGATGTCGTCAGAGTAGTCCTGACGAGCTTGCAGCAACCCTCTACTGCCCTCGTTGATCGTGCCGCTACCCATCGGGCCGGGGTCTGAAATGACGGTTGGCGTTGGCGCTTTAGGATCTGTGATCGTGCCGCTACCCACCGGGCCAGGGCCTTTGTCTGGAGGGCCCATAGGACGCGGCCCGCCAGTTTGCGGTATCAACGGCCTAGCACCGCCAGTTTGCGGCACCATTTGATCCGGCTGCATTTTCTTCAGGCGCTTGCGCTCCTCCTCCGTCATAGAGGACATCGTAGTAGTAGGCATATTTTTTACTCGGGTTTGGTGGGCCAGGTAATCGTCGCAGGAAAGTCTGCCTGCTGGGGTACGTCTCTCAACGCCTGTCGGTAAGCGGTCATCTCTGCGCTCATGGTCACATCTGATAAACCGTAGTGGTCTGTAGCTTTTAACAGATCGTCCCGTGTAGCTCGTTCTGTGGCTTCTAGAGCGGCATTGTCAGCGGCAGTCTTGGCGTCTATCTGATCCTGTACGGTTACAGTGGTTTCTACACCGTCCTCGTCAGTCTCAGTGTATTCGGTAAACATCTCTTGAGTTACCCACTTCTCCTGCCATACACCGCCTACTTGCTCTACGCCATCTTTGACAGCCACTTGCCATTCGCCAACGTCAGGCTTTGCAACCGCAGTTACCCGTGCTACACCCAAGGATTCCAGCGTTGCATCAGTCCACGCTTCAGGCAGAGACATATGCTTGTTTTCTTGTCTTAGCTGGATTTTTGTTTTTGGCGTTCCAGTAGCCACTTCAACAAATAACATATTTGTCTCCTTTTAAAACTTGGGTAGTGCGTCAGTAGGCGGTGTAAAGCTAGAT